ATTTTTCTCTGAGCGTTTTCCGCGAGTTTTTCACGGAGGATGCCACCATCCCACACCCATTCTTTGCCTTCCATAATTCCCTGAACAAAAGCATCAGGTGCAGATGGATCTGCAACAATATCAGCAGCCGTCGCTAACATGAAATCTTCACCGACTTCCATAACTCCCTCTTTGTTTTGGGAGATTGAACCAATACCACGAGAGGAAACACCGAGAGTAACACCTTCTTTCAAAAGCGACTCTGCAATTTTACCCATCGGGGTAGAAAGAATTTGTGCTTTCCCTATAAAGTTGTTGCCTTCTTGTTTAAGGGAAACAATCTTATGCGAAACTCTGTCGAGATTGACGGTAGGACCTTCGGGGTGACCCAGTTCCCCAAGAGCACGACCCTTAGAAATATAACTTTCGGTATATCTTGCAACTTCTTTTTGCATCGTTGGAAGACGATACATTCTTTGGTTGCGGTTTACCTTTTCAGTTTGCAGGAAAGGTCCCTCAATATAGAGTTTCTTTTCTGCACCTCTGCCTTCGGTGATAACCTTTACAGATTCAATTTCTTCTCTAATGAGTTTCATTTGCTTACGTGTTTTGAACTTGTTGGAAATAAAGTGCTCCGCCACCGCCAGCATCAGCCTTACCTTGAAGAACTGAAATTCTTTGAGATGCAAAGACTGATGCTCCAGAGTTTGCAGTAAATGCAGTACTAATACCAGAAGTATTAGCTTCAACTGTTATTGAGGACTGGAAATTTCCATTAATATCAGAAGTTGTATTTACAGCAGTGACTTGTGTATTAGAGATCACAGTATTGTAATTAGAGTCATTTGCATCAACCATGGTAATTCTGTCACCAATACCAAAAGGCATTTGAGTGCCTTCAGGTGCAGTGATTACTGTGGTTGAACCTTTAGTAACACTATCTACTACCTGTGATGCTTTAGTCATTGCAAGAGTTTCGGGTTCACCTGCAGCAACATAAAAACTAGCAGTGGTTGCGACTGGATCAGTTCCAATTGCAACGTGACAACCCTTTCCTTTTGCGACAACACGCAGCGCATTAGACTGCACTCTAAAAGCAGAGGACGTTGTTGCGGTTCCAGCGATAATAACAGAAGCTCCTGCTCCTACTGGTCTTAAAGTCATTGATATACTCGGGTCATTTATTTTTATTTATAATTACTCTTCCGAGTCAACTTCGGTATCAAACATTGAAGTTGCTACCTGGGGTCTTTGGTTTTCGACTTTTTCAGCAGCTTTCGTATAGAGAACTTCTTTAATTTTGTCGCTGATCCCTGCTGGTGATTCATCAGCAACAATCATATCCATTAAATCATCCATGAAAATATGTTATAAGAGTAACATCAGATAGTATTTATAAACTATTAATTTCCTTCATGAAAATCGTGCTCCATAATCATTGCATATGTTTTATATTTTAAAGACATCAAGTATTCTTGCTCCTCTGCAGGTCGAGCCGGAGAACCTGGCCAAGTTTCAACTGAATAGCAAATATGATCGTAAAACATGCGGAGTTCATTGATTCCCATGTTTAATTGAACATACCAATCAGTACTCCAACGTTCATGATCTTCAAACTCGTGCTCGTCATACATTAGAGATCACCACCGACATATGAATCGATGACTCTAACAGAACCTTCGGGCCATCCCTCTTGTTCACACTTTAGATGCCAACGTGTCATGGCAATAACATTATCTTTATGGAGACCAGTTAACATTTTACGGCCTTCTTTTGTTTCAGACGACCACATTCCTACTCTAGTTTCAAATACGTGAAAACAGTCATCGATCCAGTCAATCTCTGCGATCTCTGGATGCACTTTAGTAGTTTCAGTCAAAATTAAATTTCTCCTCCTTTCGGTAATTCTGGTGCCTCTGTTGGTGAACCATCAATCTCAGGTTCCATTTGTGGCTTTCCCAAATCATTACCTGCCTCAGACTCTGGTGCAAAAGGCAATCCAGTTGCAGGGTCAATGGTTGCAGGATCAGGAATTGTGCCGTCCTTAATTTCTTTTTTGATAAGTCTGTCTTGCTCAAGGATTTCCTCATCCGTTTGACGCAAGATCTTACGACGAACATAATCTTGAGAGAAGTATTTTCCGATATAAGGCTCTGCTGCTTGAAGACTACCAAGTCTTTCATTTAGCAGTTCAGACTCCTTAAGTTCAGAGAAATGATTGTCATATAAGAAGTCATACTGAATGTGCTCACTCATTGCTTCCCAATCTTCGGGAGTAATGATATTTTTAAGGATAAGTTGGGTCTTCAACATGTCATTAAACATGTTGGAGAATCTCTTTCTCAAACGACCCACAAACTTAGTGAACTTGAGTTCGTCTCTCAGGATCTCAGAAGATCTCCCCAAGTTAAACCCACCTTCTCCATCCATCCTTGAGGGAGGAACGTTAAGCGAACGGTAGAGTTTCTTTTTAAAATACTCAATATCAGTGATTTCGCCCAGGTTTTGTCCTCCGGGGAGAGTTGAGATTTCAGTTCCTCTTCCGCCTTCGCGTCTTGGGAGCCAGAAGTCCTCAAGCATTGCCATGTACTTTTTGTCATCACGAATTTCTCCGGTGTTTGCATCGTATACAAGTTTGTTGCGATAACGCATCATCACGTCACGCAGATATTGTTCTGCTTTGACTTTTGGGAGATTGCCAACGTCAATGTAGAAAATTCTACGTTCAGGAGCACGGGACAATCTATAGATGACCAGTGAATCCTCAATCATTCTAAGTTGGTTGATCGATTTAATGGCCTTATGAAGATACGAAAGAACAGTCCCTTTGTTACGATCCACCAAACCAGATGTACAATACGTGATCGCATCCTTTGCAATCTTGATTCCCTGTTCAGAACCTTGAGATGCAATGGTGGAAGTTGGATACGAAAGTTTTGGATTGTACATGAAGTACTCATCAATTTCTGGGAATTGATAAGCCATTGGATCTTCTTCTAATCTAAAGATAGAAGGTCTTTCTTTATTTGGATCTTTTTTCTTTTGAACTCTGATATGACGCATCTTCATTGCATCAATATATCTAAGTTCTTTAATTCCTTCTTCGGGTTTTTTGAAGTCGATTACTTTATGATAGTAAATACGACCATCAATATACCAGTTTCTATAAATTTCGTGAGCCTTTTTATCAAAATCCAATAAATCTAAGATGTGCTTAAACTCAGTACGAATATTATTTTTTATACCATCACTAGCATTTAGATTATCAAGATCAATCTCAATGGGACTATCGTTTGAATCGGAAACAATAGCTTCATTGACAATATCTTCAATAGCACTATCCGTTTCTGGATGAAGGGCCATTTCACGATATCTTTTAATTAAATCAGTTTCGGTCTTATATACACCTTCAATATCCAGATGCGTACCAAAAAAACCACTACTCATGTAGTGCGATACCCCGTCCTCATTGTTAGGAGCGACGGGGGAAACCGCAGTCTTTGATAGTGGTTCATTGTCCTCTATTGAGAACCCAAATAATTTGGACATGATTAACGGTTAACTTTTAGTTATTTATCAACCGTTAGGACCGCCAGCTTTTGAAAGCGTGAATGACTGTACCTGGAAGGTAACAGTAAACTCTTCAATAGTGTCGCTGCTATCATATGAAAGATCGATCTGAGAAACTTCCGTTGGGAAGATATCGATGAATTCATACTCAGCAAGAACTACATTAGAGTCACCTGCATTACTTCTGCTACTTGCAGTGGAACCTCTACCGAGTTGGAATACAGACGCATTGGTCATGTATGCCTCTGGGAGAGTCGTGCCTAAGTTATTTTCTAACTTAGCAATTTGATCCATCCAGGCTTCCATTGCGGTTCTGAGAGCAAAACCTTCATCGTTGATGATGGTAATGGTCCAGGTATCAATGGTTCTGTCTCCAGCAACTTTAAAAATACGACCTCTAAAAGGAACATCGATATTAGCGATGTTCGAGGCAGGCAGGTTTGCTGCCTTACACATAAATCTAAAGTTGTCTGCATCCCAAGGAATTCCTCCTGGGAGAGTTGTCAATTCTACCTCAAATAGATTGGGGCGTGCGCCGCCCCCAATGAGTGCAGATTTAAATTGAGAAATTGTTTTGTTTTCTCTAGATGTTGCCATTTTTGTATCCTCCTAGTGTTATTTAGATTAATCTAGATCAAACTCTACCTGCAACCTCTTCAAAGCTCACGCCTGTGCGAGTAGCAACGAAGGATAAGGTTACATAGTTGATTGATTTCGCAGGCTTCAGGAAGATGTCTGCTCTAAACTCATTATTATCAATAACATCTGGAGTGTTGTTTGTGGTGTCACAAATAACGAGGAATCCGAAAATACCTCTCTTTGCTTCAACATCTCTCAAGAATGGTTCAACAATGTTTCTGAAGTTTGCTCTCGTCAACTCATCGTTGAGTTCAAAGAGTTGTGCTTCAGCAGCACTTTCAAGTGCTTGCTCGATTGTGAGGAACAAGCGGCGAACGTTGATTCTGTCGAATGCAGAAGCAAATCCGAGACCAGTCTTATCACCGAAGAGTAATGTTCCAACACCTGGTTTTGTGATGATGGAGTTGACTCTTGCGGGATAGAGTCTATCTCTTTGTGCTTTGGTTGGATTGTATGCAAGTTTGACAACGTTGTTGAGGATACCTCTTTGTTGACCTGCAGGCGAGAACCATGGATAAGAGTTAATCGCAGTTCTAGTCATCAATCCAGCAACATCAGCGTTGGTTGGAACATAACGGAATTCATTATTAAATCTGTCGTACTTATATGCATATCCAGAATCGAATGCTGCATATGAGGAGGAACTGAGAGAAGAATAATATGCAAGTAAGTTTTCAGTTTGAGTCTCAGTGTTTGTTACATTAACCAAATCAGATCTATGGGGTCCAATCACTGCCATGCAGTCTTTTCTTTGTCCTGCGATGGAAATCAAGTGATTTGCTTTTGCTTGAGAAAGATCTCTTGAAGCAAGACCAGGGCCCATGATCAAGTAATCTACTGCAATTTCATCTCTATTTTGGAACAACTCGTAGGAGGTCTTAAGATTTCCAAGAGTTGCGGTCATACCGCCGTTTGAACCTCTGGCAGGAACTCCTGCGCTATAATCTTCACCACCACCAAGGGAGTAAGAAACGTTTCCAAGAGCAGCAAAGACATTGTTTTGAGCAGCTCTACCCCAGAGACCTTCTCCAGTTGTATATGGAGTATATGACGTGGAGAATCCAGTTGCTCTAGGTTCTACTAATTGACCATCAATTGTAGTGTGATATGCATCAACTGCAGAAGATGGATTATATCCAGCGAACAGATTCTGGGAGAAATCTGCAATATAGTCTTTGTAGTAATTCTTTTGTGGAGAATTTATTGCAGAGATCGAATCCTCTGCTTTAGACAGTCCAATGTGCTTCTCAATGATATTACCTTCGATGCCAGTAACAACACCATAATCATCAACAACTACAACGTGGAGAGCATCGTTCTCACCATTGCGGTTCAGAGTATACTGATTGGTTACTGGTTTTGGTGCAATCGTGCTCCAATAAATCGTGGAGTTCTCAAGATTAAGAGTTTGCTCATTGTACCAATCTTTAACACTATCAGGAGTGTAACGTTCTAGGGTTGCAGAAAGTCCAGTATTGATACCGGCATTGTTGACAAACATCAGAGAATCTGAAGTATCGAATGATGCCTCAGGTGCCTTCTCCTTATAATCAATTCTTGTTTCGGTTCCAGTGTCCGTTGATGCACCAGAAACTCTAGCAACAATCTTAACATCGATTGTGCTATTTGAGTTAGCAGTATCGGTCTTAACTCCGGTGATGATTCCTTTCAGGAAGCCAGTGAAAGGAGTCGTTGTTCCAGCACCAGGAAGAACCACTGCAGAAAGTTGGGCAGTAACACCATGTCCGACAATAGCACCTGCAAGTCTCAGGTTGTTGGTGGTAATACCAATTCTTTGATCCGCAAGGTCATCAATTTGACAAACCTTAAGTGAGTTTGCCCAGGATCCTGGGTTTTTAGCAGCATAGTAAAAATCAGTCGCAGACTTGTAATTCGACTGATAATCGTCATAACTCTTGATCTTCAATACAGAAGTGCTAGCCATGCCAACACCAGCGTTTGCGTTATTAAGATCTGCGTCGTCTGTCCTAACAACTTTCAGGACTCCGCCATAAGAAAGATAGGACGCTGCACTCATCCAATACTCGTATTGGGCGTCTGTTGAAAGAGGTTTTCCAAATGCACTAATGAGATCCGTCTCATTAGTAACCTCAATTGGATCATCGATAGGACCAATTCTAAAAGGTCCAGCGATAGCTCCAATGTTATCTAATACATTATCAGCTCTTCCTACTGTTAAGTCAACCTCCCTAATTCTTACACCGGGAGATAATTGAGGAGTCGCCATGTTTTGTTTCTCCGTTTAATCTCATTTGTTCTGAAAATATTTATTAAAAAGTGACTTTTCGCGGGGGAAACATGACGTGAACTACCAATCAGGATATTCCCATTTGTCTGAAGACTTTCTCACTCTACTCTTACAGCATTCTTTACATTCATATGAATATGAGGAAGCCACTGCTCCTCTATCCTTTCTAGTTCTATAAAATCCGTCAACTAAATTTTTTGTTTCTCCACACACTCTACATTTCCTATCTTGTAACAGAAGATGGCCTAATTGTATTTGTCCATCTAAATCCATTACATATAATCCCACATATAAGAACGATCGCCGTATTCATCAACATGCCATCGATCTCCCTCAGCATCTACAAAACTAGTATCATCTAATCCATCTGACATGAATCCAAATGGAGCCATATCCTGTTCAATCTGATTCTTCTGCTCATCATATAATCGTTTTCTTACATCTTGATCAGTGAGTTCTTTAAAATAATCTTGTGCTACTAACCATGCATAAATTACCAAGCACATTGCAAGGTCATCATTACAACCCTCTTCTGCCTCAAATGAATTGCTTTTGGAAATAAAAGTTGTTAGTTCTGATATGATCTCATAATCATTGAAGAGGAGTTTATCACTCTCAATCATTGTTTTAAGATTGAGAGATCCAACTTTTTTAACAGTCTTAGACATTTTGACACCTAACTGTGTCTTTTTGCCTGAGAATCCTTGACCAACAATTTGGCCTGCTCTACCTCTCATAGAACACATAAGGAGATTCTGATATTCAAGATCATAGTTTAAAATTGAAGCGACTTGATCTCCAATATCATTTACCTCACATAAAATAAATGCATTATTATATCTTTTTGCTATTTCAAAAATAATATTAGGAAACAACATTGGTTTAATGTCATTGTTCCTATATTTTCCAACCACTTTATGTGGGAAAGATGTAATGTCTGCAATAATGAATGCTGAGTAATCTTCACCTACACCTCTTGCAACGTCAACGGTTACAACATAATCATGTTTTGGTTCTGGTTCTACATATATGTCTAGACCGGCATTACTAGTCTGTGGGTTTTCATATACTAATGTTCTAAGTTTACTTGGAGCGATGAGCGTATCAATAGATCCAAGGAACTCACATTCAAATTCAATCTTGAATTGCTGCTCTGACGTGTTAGCAATAGTCTGTTGTCGCCACTTTTCATCTCTACCTGGGACTTCAGACCAATGAACATCAGTGGGAATATATTCGTTTTTTCCTTTTTCTGCGTCGTGCCAATATCTGTAGAAGTGGTTCATGCCGTGAGGCGTTGAAACCATTATGACTTTTGTGCTTTTACCAGAAGTAATAGTAGGATAAACAGATGCAAAGAAGGAGTCAGCGATGTGATTAGGGACGAAGGCGAATTCGTCGAGGAAAAGGATATTGAACGACATGCCTCGGACAGCACTCGCAGATGTAGAAGCTGCCAATATCTTACTGCCATTTTCCAACTCCAGAGATCCTTTGTTCCAAACCATGATGCCTTGCTGCATCCACTTAGGCAAGTTTTCGTATGCAGTTTGTAATCTGCCCAACAACTCCCTTGCAGTCGCTGCTTTGTTTGCAAGTATACCTATATTAACACTATCATTAAAAATTGCATAGTGCAAAAGATATGACACGCAGGTAGTAGACTTACCAGTCTGACGTGGCATCTTACAGATGTTAAATCGATTCTCATGGAATCTATTAATTAACTTCTCTTGGAAGTCATAGGGCTTGAAAGGAACAAGACCCTCATCAAGAGAAACAATCTTTACGTAATTTTTTGCGAAGTAAACGGGATCATCTTTACACTTAACAAACTCTAAGATTTGCTCCTGTGTAAATTCAATAGCAGTATTTGCTTTTTTTAGATTCGGATTACCAAGGTATACATCATCAGGCATAAGTTAATCAGCAGTTCCAAGCTCTTAATGATTTATTAATTCTAGAATCTGGATCGTTTGCAGTCTTCTTACTAGTTAACTTTGCCTTCATTCCTTTCATTCTAGCGCAGAAGGATTTCCTACGGGGATTTCCAACCTTCTTGCTTGGTGCCTTAAGGTCGCTTCCTGGATTTTCTCTTTCGTAAGATTTTCTGCCTTTCTCGTTAAGACCTCCCTCTTTATTCTTTCCTGCTTTTCTTGTCCATGCTGCCCCTTCGGCAACTTGGAGCAATGGTTGTCCGGGTTCATAATCGGAAACTGTGAAAGTTGATAGTTTTGAACCTGGGTAAACCTTACCTATCTCGGATTGAACGTCTGCTCTGGTTGGTCTAGATGCTGAGGGGAAGAACATTCTAAGCATGTAATACTTACCTTTCCAGACAAGTGTCACTGCAATAATATTTCCAGTTTTTGCTGGGATACGAACGGCTTCTTGAACTTCCGTTCCTTTCCAAACACCATTGGTGTCAACAACTGGACTCATATTTGATGGTCCGACAATATCCGTAACTTCTGCGAAGGCTTTTCCATCAGCAGTCTCGATGGTCTCTTCGTTTGCCTTTACGCAACGGTTGTATGTCTTTCCAAAAAGTTTTTGCGTTCCCGCTTTTTTATAACCCTTCCAGCATTTTTTACCAGCTTCATTGATTTCAATAGCACCAATCGATTCTAGAGCAGCAAGTTGTGCTGGGGAGAATCCTTCTTTCTTTGAGCTATTGCCCCAATTAGCGGCACCCACCTTACGGCATTTTACAAGGGCACCGGAAGCATATGCTGAAGGCCATACGCTGTAGCGAGATTTGACTTTATGGTAACAGGCATCTTTAGTTCCACTGCCTTTACCTTTCTTGTCTTTTGCTTCGTCAATATTCAATATTTTATCACCAACATTTACATTATTGGCCTCAAACCATCCACGGTTTACTTCTAAAGCGTAGAGAACGTTTGCATCAGATGTGATTGAGGACTCATTTAATGGTTCTAATTCTTTAATAGTTTCGATTACACCATTCTCGTTGATAAAAGCAATATCAAGAGGTATGGTGGTGTTCTTCATGTGGAATGACTTTTCTCCTGATTCGTTAAAAACGAAAAGCATACCACAGTTTTCACCTAGACTTTCCCTGAACATCAGACCTGCATTAAATGCCTCCAATGAAGATGGAACTTCAATATGGAGAGGTAGGGTTACAAATTCTTCTTTGTTCATTTTCTTTTTAGGCTTAGGATCAGTAGATACGTAAGTTGGTTTTGCTGCACCAGATTTTGATTGTTGTCCGGGGTCTGCTGCCTTTTTTCTTCTTTGGGCAGATTTTCTTTCTGCGGGAGTCATACTTGCTCTCTTTGCAGATGATACACACTTAGGCGTACCTTCCCCTGGTTTATCACTTGCACAGGTTCCACCTGTTACAACATTAACCCAACCTTTTTTACCATCTTTTGATTTGGACTTACCAAACCAGTCACGAAGACCTTCTTCACTGATAGAGGCACCATTCTCCTTACGGAGCATTCCTTTTGGATCTACCATGAAACCCTTTGGAATTGGCTTACAAACTTTATCCGTATAGCAGTAATATGATCCTGCTTTACATTTTCCGTTCTTTTTTCCCTCTTTCATAATATTTTTAGAATTTGCTGGTTGACCAGGTTAGACTTTTAAAAGTCTCTTATTATTTATACTTTTGTCAACGTTTTTGATATTTTGAACACTGTAGACGAACTAAATGCGGGAGTAGCTCTCACTCTTACGTTGCCAGAATTTATATCAGCATCAAATGTTGCAAGAGAAGATCCTGTTTTAATTGTCCCAAATTCTGACAGATAAACATCGGTTCCATCGTGTAGAACATTTAATGTTGTTACCTGGTACAAAGATCCTCTGGTTATTTGAATCTGATATTGTGCAGATCTAAAGACTGAAGCACTAAAAGTATCAATATTAGATTCTGATGTTGTCGTGGTTGTTGCTGTGGCAGCATCCAGTTTGATTAATGTGGTTATGCTTCCAGCACCAATTTCTAAACCACTTCTAGCAGTAGCAATACCAATGGAATCTACATGAGTGACATCATCATAAGTTACTGTGCCACCAACACTCAGATTACCGGTAAGGGTAAGATTAACTCCAGTGGCATCATCTGCTAATTCTGATGAGGATCCACCGCCAGAAATTGCTGTGCTCGCAATACCAACCCACTCTGTTCCGTTATAGATTAGGAGTTTGTTGGTGCCTGTACTCTCATCAAAACTAACGTCTGCAAGATCTTTTATGAATCCAGCACCACCGCCACCAATGGATGACAGTTGAACTTGTATTCTATTAATAAACAGTCTATAGTGATCCTGTAACTGCTTTAGGGTCACATAGTTTTGATCTAATGAAGTGAGTGGATCATTAGTTTTAGTATCAGGACTTCCTGGAGTAATAGGAGTGTCTTCGGTCAGAAGTGCCTTTTCACTGAACTTAGAAAGAACATCTTCAATATGGTTGACCTTTTCAATAAGAGCCTTATTCTTCTCTTCAATAGAATCAATATGAAGTTTACTGATTACATCCTGAACTTCTTCCTTGATGTTTTCAATGTGCTCATTCTGTTTCTTAATATGTACTTCATTAGTGTTTAAGTTAATCTCAAGATCTTTAATTTGATCAACCAGATTTTCCTCAAACTTATAAACTTCTTTCTTCAGTCTTTCATGATATGCAGACGTACTAATATCAAGATTAGCTTGAAGTTCAAGAACATCTTGAACAGTTGTTTCTTCAATCTTTTCCAGTTTTTCTGCAAAATTTTCTAATCGACCAGAGAATGCTTTTAGTTTCTTATCTTCAGTTACTTCTCTTTTCTTAGAATCCTTGCACAATCTTGCATAAGATTCAAAGATTTCTCCAGTTTGATTCTTTGATTCCTGAACAGTTGTTTGAACTTTTTCTAGAAGAGAATCAATATCAGTTTCTTTGAGATTATTAACTTTATAGAGATTCTCAATCTGTTCTGTTAGATCACTAACTTTTTTCAAGACAGATTTTTCTAACTCTTTGACTTCCTGTTCTGATTTTAATTTGGACTCCACCAGCATTTTGCTGTACTTTGGAATCTCCGTATTAGTAAATTCTTTGACTGTGGAATTTAATTCTTCTAGTCGTTCCTGATATGTTTGATTGATAAAGTTAATTTTTTCATCAAAAATATTTTGAGCCTCACTGATTTTCTCTTCCGTTCTTAATTCAGTTTCAACAAAAAACTTTTTGTATTCGGGTAAATTTTCATTAACAAGATTGGCGATATCCCCAACCTCATTCTTTATGGTAGACAAACTATGTTGATTGATAACCTCAACTTCCGATAAAGCAGTTGTAACTTCCTTATTAACGTCTGCCCTAATCGTATCAAGATTTTCTTCTACAGAATCTTTTAGATTTACAAATCTATTATCAATTCTAAATTCAGATTCTGCAATTAAATTTTTATATTTTGGAACTTCAATATCTAAAAATGAGTTGACCATTTCAGAAGTCTCTGAAAAGTCATCGCTAATTTTATTTACAATATCTTCGTTGACTCCCGTTATCTTATTTTCAATTTTTGCAATTGCTTCTTCCACGAAGAAAAGATGAGCCATCATGGCATCATCTAAATCTTCTTTTTTGATCAGAGTTTGAATTTCTTTTTTTACATTACCAATCTCATTAGAAATAGTTTCAACTTTTTCAACATTTTCTTTAAAACTTTCAAATGTTGAAGAAAAATCTGTCAGAGATTGAATGTGATTCAGATTGCTTTTAAACGCACTAAAAGCTTCCGAGATCTTTTCAATCTTCTTTGGTTCAGAAGAAGAAAGTTCTTCTTTCAAAGAATCAAAAGAACTCTTCTCTTCAGGTTTAATATAAAAATCGGAAGGCTTCTTTAATGCCACTTAATATTACCCCAGCTATAGTTGTATTTATTTTTTCTCTGTGTCTTCATTTTGAGACTTGAGAAATTTGGACAGATCCGAAGTAGATCCAACAAAAAGTGCATTTGTCACATTAGTAGGACCTTTTTTGGATTCTTCATTAACATCCTTCAGTTTTTTCTGAAGATCCATTAATTTATCAGTTGCGTCTGCCACATTTTTAATTAATTGGCCTGCAACTTCATATGCTCTGGGCATTTCACTTTCTTGTGCGAGTTCCAGAATACCATTAATTGCTTCTTGTCCTTTCTCAATTATACTATACAGATTTCCACGAGTATAGTCATAGTCTTTATCAACATCATCCTTTTCTATTTTTAATCTTTTAGCAACTTCTATTGACTCTTTTTCGGCAGAGACAATCTCTGTCTCTACGTTAAATGCTTCATCTAGGCCATCATATTTTTTAGTCATAATTAGGAAATCGTTCCAGTAAATCCAAAGTCGTCGCCAAATTCTATAATATCACTATCTTCTGTGGCAGTGTAATCAATACCTTTAATTTCTGCACCTCTAATATGTGAGGCAACAGTTGTACCATCTTTTCCTCTTTCCACGGTAATTTTGTTACCAGAAATCTTAGTAACAAACATTTCTTCTCCACCAATTTCAATATATTTTTTGAGAGTGACGGAGGATCCCTTATCTACATTAAATGCTGTTGTAGATGCATCAATGTCCTCGGAGAGATTAGTAACAACGTCTCCAGTATAATCTTTAATAGCTCTTGGTTTGACACTGTATGTAAGGTCTCTGACTGTGCTCTTACTGTCTCCAGAGTAGTAAGAAACCGAAGATCTCTTGATAATATCCGAGGTTGCAGAGGAAACAGGGCCAAACAGATAAGTCTTTGCCGTAAATCTCAATGTATAAAGAAGAACTCTACGAGTAGAGAAGTCTCCCTCATAATCATCTTGCATTGTTATATTTTCCAATACAACAGGAATATCTCTTTTTTCGCTTATTGGTCCAACCAAATTCACTGTTAGATTATATTGTGGTTGAAAATATGGTAAAATTTGTTCTACAATTTGTAGAGCATCGTCATTTAATTTAGACATAATGCTCAACTCAAATTGCATATTGTATGGAACTGGCATGTATGCTTTTTTGACACCAGTATCATTATCTGGATCTTTAACCGTGAACTGTTGAGTTGTAGTTACTTTTCTTGATTGATCGTAGGTTAATCCAATAAACTCAAATGACATTCTGGGGAGGGTCATTGCCGTCCCTTTACTTAGATCAGGAGATTGTTCGAGTCTTGCAAGAAATTTTTGAGTAGGTCCATAAGCAAGAGGAACTCTAACAATACTAGTAGTATTATCAGAAGAATCTTGATGTTGAATCTCTAATGAATTAAAAAGAGTACCAAAAGATATGATAGTCTTTCTTAAAATTTCGTTGTAAAA